TAAGGGAAATAGCAAACCACCGTCTCTGTATTTAAATCCCGTAGGTCCTATGAATTCTTCTAATTCTTCGAACAGTATATATGAGAAATCCCCGTACGATAATTGAGCTAGGTAAGGGTGTAGGTAAAACCGATAAAAGTCTGCTACTCTGAGAGTGCCTCGCTGCTTAGCGTATAGATTTCGTAATGCTTGGCCGTGTCGCTGTCTGAGTTCAGGATCGTGGACAATGGCTATGTGATTATAGTCCGGACGCTCTTTGGTTACGAGTGCCCATCTATAAGGAGAGATGTATCCCATGGTGTTAGAGATACCTGACTTATTAAGAAACTTGTGAACATCTGTGACACCGCAGGGTGCCATACAGAATATCGTAAAGTCCTTGCCTTCAATTGAGTTCGGCTGTCTATCGAACATCTTTGTTGAAGTATACGTTCTCTCCGTCAAAATCAATGGTTAATCTTCCCCGAAGCGCATGGGTCTCTAACATTTTAAAGGTTTCAGAAGCGCCGTCTCTGATACCGTTTTTGTAGGAGGTGTAACCCAGTCCGCCTAGGCATATAAGTGCTATTCCCAATGCCTCAAGGAAATGGATCTCTATCAAGATTCTACTCTCTTCATACCGAAGAGTCTTCGTACCTCGTCTCGGACTTCGCCTGTAACAGCGTGTCCAAAGCCTTCTGGATCTAACAATCTTTTAACAAAAGCCTCTAGTTCCTGTATTCGAGCTTGTGCGGCATCGTCTGCTGAAGCAAACTCAGGACTTCTATCGTACATAATCTCTCCTTTCTTCTATTTATAGTGAGTAGTGAAACCGTCTTTAGGGCGATCCATCTCGTCTATCATCTCGGATAAAGACATACCTTTTTCTAATATAATGACATCACCTTTCTTGTGTTCATCGAAGTCTCGATGATAGGTTCGGACATGGCGTCCTGAATTATACCAAGTATCAATCCTGCCTTGAGTGGATTCTACCATTGTGACTGTCTCGCCCCACTTCTCGGCTTCTATTTCTAACTGCCTTTGATTAACCTTGTCATAATGTTCTGTCATACTTTTACCTCTAGATTTTGCTAACAGCGTAGTCGTAAATTTCTGCCCAGTCTTTAACGACTTTGGCATCGCCCTCGTAGAACATATTGTGTCCGTGTTCAACAAGAACTGAATCTAAACCTACGCTTGTACCTATGTCCGCATTTTCTGGCTTGTCTTCAATCCATATCGCACCAGGATATAGATCAGCAGCCTCGGCTAATGCTTCGTCTTTGTCTGCACCACAGTCCAAACAAACGACATCAATGAATGTCTCAGGACCAAACAACTTAGCTAGGTTCTGTTCACGTAGTTTCTTAGCGTATGGATCGAGACTTAAACTCGTAATCGCTACAAATTTGAACTGATGCTTTTCTGCTAGCATCTTGATGTACCATTGAGCGTCTCGGAGTGGGGGAAGGAAACCGACAGCTGCTGATTCGTTAAATGTTTTGACGAGAGCTTTAGCTGTCATTTTTTCTAGTCCGTACATCTGAGCCACGTCATAAACAGAACTGTTTACGATCTTGTGCCCGTGAAGGTCCATCCAAGTCTTAAAGCTAAACTCCCAATCAAGACAAGCTCCATCACAGTCTGTGAGGATTACTCTGTTATATTGGTTGTGTTTAGATTTCATAAGTTTTCTTTCGTTAGTTAATTTAATTTATACAAGTATTATACACTCTAAATACCTGTTTGTCAAGCATTTTCCTCAATTCTTTTGACTATCTTCATACTTCTGAGCTGCCATTACACCCCACCAAGCTAACCCTAAACCACCGAGAGACCAGAGGAAGCCTTGAAGTAGGCCCATAGTATCTTGTTCAATACCACCGACTGAGCCAAGAACAATCATAAAGCCGAACATGATACGGACAATGCCCGTACCGCCGGTGTAGCCTTTAGGCCTGTTATAATATTCCTCTTGGATCTCACCAGTTCTAGGGTTCATACCGTAGTTCTTCATGTCTTTGCCTACGCTCATATTAATAGCCCTGCGTCATATGTGAGTAACACTCTGGATGTTGGTCGGCTAGGTTTCTGCCACAAAGACAAGTCTCGTCTTCTTCTTTAGTCGGAGCGCCGGCCCAACTTCTGATTGTATCTTCTGATACTTTGCCTAGGAATATGTCTTCTAGACTCGCTGTTTTAAAATTATATGCCATTAAGCAGTCTCCTCAAGTAATTGTTCTGAAATCCTGTCAATCAAGAAATCTCTTGCTTCGTCAAGGTTAAGTTTCCACATTGGAATATTGATACCAAAGTTTAAGTGAAGAACTTGTTTAACCTTAATATTAGACATTTTGTCTACAATGTCAATGGCGTCAGAAATTACTCTGTCGCAAATAATATCGTTATTTAAGTTGCTCATAATTTTCTCCTTTCTTTTCTAATTATACAAGTATTATACACTCGTTTTATTCAAAAGTCAAGCAAAAAACGCACTTTTCTTAAAGAAAAACGACATTAATTGAGCTGAAAATGAGCAAACTTAGCACCCAAACTAGGAACAATAAAGTAACTAGTTTGGCAGCAAAACCGATGATATCTGGTAAATACTTGAATGCTAAAAATATAACTAAGCAAAATCCAATTAATTCTAACATTAGTCCATCCTGCTGTGTGAGTAGATTTTAACCTCGGGGAGATACTTTCTTATGACTTGTACATAAGCATTCGCACCTGCTTCTTTGAGGTCTATGTTTTGAGAGTTAGAACCGCCTGGGTTCCAAATTTGATAACCACCTGAGTAGGACTTTTCAAAGCCAAGATTGATAAAGCTTTTGCCTAACTTGGTGTTGCCTTTGACATACGCTGTAACCCAAGCAAACCCACAGGCTCCCATGAAATCTGGGTACTTGTCCATGAACTTTTCAGTCGCTTCTTGAGCTGCTAGGAGGGCTTCGTTGTGTATTTGGCTTGTTAACATATTATCCGTTCCTTTATTGTTTAATATGTGTATATTTTAAAGCCTTTATACCAAAATGTCAAGACATTTCTCACCTAATAGGGCAATCTTTCGCTCATAGAAATCAAGCACTTACCAACTATTAGTAATCTTTATGGTAGATATTAGGGTTTTAGAGCTCTTCTCGAGGTACGATTGACCAACGTCCAAACATTTTGACCGCTAGATAAGCACTTTGGATCTTCCAAGCAGGGACTTCTGGCTTAGCACTTTCCATGCCTGCCTTGAATACCTTATCGCCAATTGCTTTGGCTTCCTTCCATGTTGCTTTGTCCGCAGTCTCGGATGCTCGATACTGTCGAATGCAATAATAAATGTAATCGTGAATGACAGCTGCTCTTGCTACATCAAATGGTGCTAGGATTGCCCACAATGCTCTAGGGCATGATGCCAAGTCGCTCTTGAATCCTTTAGATACACCAATTCTTCCTTTAGCCGATACTTTAACACCGACTGCTTTAAGTGCTGCAATTTCCTTTTCATTAACCAAGTCACAATCAAAGGAGAGGGTTGAGTTTAGCGTCCAAGTCCTCGGTGCTTGAAATGTGCCGTCTAATAGTTTGTTGAATGTTCCCATTATACTAACCTCCTAGGTATATAAATATAGTAAAGTTCACATTTATTTATAAGGATCGAAATATGGCAGACCTAAGTAAGGCTAATTTATTAAATGAAAGGTATTCTAGAGTGCCCATTTTCGTGTCTATCACAAAGAAAGGCACAGGGCATCCTGTCTTGAGTAAGTTCGGTGGTGGTAAATTTATACCCAGCAAGTTCATTATTGATGGGAAGGAGTATGTCGTAAGTAGGTGCCAAGCTAAACAGCTAGTAGATGCTATCAGTAAACATAACAAACTAGTAATGGTAAATGCTAACGGTGTAGAGAGACCATTAGGACACTTAGAAAAGACACAAGATTACAAGACAGGTAAGAGCTATAACAACGGAGATATTGCTGAGGGTATATTTGGTTGTGCTATTCTAGCTAGGTTTATGAACAAGAACCGAAGTATAACAGCAGCCGACGTTGAAACTTACATGAGGCAACTAGGTAAATCACCTAAACAGAAGTTAGATTTTCAATCGCCGAACGACAATCCAGATATTAAAGATGACGTTGAACTTACACTAGGACTCGCTAAGAATAACATTGAGGCTCTGTGTGATGTATCTATTAGGCAACTACCTGATATACAAAAGATCACCGCGGCGTCTGTTAAGTATGCCAACTCAGGTAATGTAATGAAATGGGCAGAAACTGTCTATAATAATAACGTCTACAATAAGATCGCTGTAGTGGCTGACGGTACTTCCAATCAGACTGAGACAAAAGTAGACGTAGCGGTCTTCATATCAACACACACCAAGGAACTTAAAAAGGTAGATATTAATGTATCTTTAAAGGCAGGCGATGTTAAACAGTTTGGACAAATCAGTGGCTCTGGCTTTGATGTACAGATTAAGCTATGGAAGCAGGTGTTTGATATTGATGTGTCGAGCCAGAAGAGAGTTTATAACGATTACCTTAAAAAGACAGAGACTCAAAAGGCTCTCCAGCACGTCTACACTTATGTATCTAAAGAGTTAGAAAAGAGACTCTCCTCAGATAATGATGGAACTCTTAAGGCATTTGCTAATGCTATTAGATATCACGCAACACGGAATGAGGAGAATGTTCAGTTAGTACAGTTGAACTCAGGTAAGGCAAAAGTATATACGTTCGACAACTTAGAGAAGGCGTTCGAAAAGATTGGCAAGATTCGAGCTGAGGTTACACTGAAGGCAGATGTTAAAGTAGGATCCAGTGGTCTTCCTCAAATTGATGTATATGCTGACGGTATTAATGCTTCGATACTTAGGATAAGAGCTAAAACTGAGACTAAGAATGATGGCTCTCTGTACTTTAGAAACATCTTTGAGAAACTATCAGGCTTAGGTGATTTGATAGCAGAATATGTGGGTGAAGATGAAAAAGATTAGAGCAGTAGAAGTTACAGACATAGCAAAAGACAAAATCAAATCTCATTTGGCCAATCGCGGCAAAGGCATTGGCATTCGTATAGGTATTGAAACCACTGGTTGTAGTGGCTATGCGTATAAACTTGAGTTTGCAGACACAATTAATGAAGAAGATATTCATAATGAATATGAAGGGTTTTCAATATTAATTGACCCAAAGGCCAACACTATACTTGAAGGAATCACAGTTGACTATCAAAAGAATGGACTTAATGAAGGTTTTGAATTCATTAATCCATTAGAGAAAGCACGTTGTGGTTGTGGAGAGAGTTTTACAGTTTGAATCTATGAGAGCTAACCTTTTCTTTCTGTTCCAGCACAAGCAGGAACTTTATATTGTAGATAACGCCCACGTTCAGGACGTCCCTAAACCTCGAGAACTAATCCGACGAGTATCTACAGTCGAGCAGTGTCGTCAAATTGCCGAGAGTATGAACATGGTAATTGCTTCTGATACTGCTAGGGAAAGGACTAAGATTCACACCCCTGAAGGTATTGAAAGAATAAGACAAGCAAAAATGGGCGACAATCATCCTGCTCGTAAGCACGGACGATCCAAAGAGTTTAGAGATAAGGTATCTAAAACTATGAAAGGTACTAGACGTGGTGAGAACAATCCAATGTACAACAGACGTCACTCTGTAAAGACTAGGGAAACAATGTCAGAGCTGTTTCATGCAAGAGAGAAAACTAAATGGGTGTGTGGTCCTGACAATCAGAGAACTAGAATACCTGTAAGTAAACCTATACCAGAAGGTTGGCAACCTGGGGTTTATTATGATCCTTACAAGCCAGACGTTTTACTCCCTATCGACGATTAAAGCGTATCCTGCATTACTCCACACTGAAAACTCTTTATTATATTTCTCACAATATTCTTCTACGGCTTTCTTAGTTCCAGGCCAATTGTCCGAGTAGTCATGAACAGCTACTAGCCCACCAGGCTTCAATCTAGCATGCCAGTATTCTAATCCTTCTTTAACTGCCCGGTACTCGTGATTAGCATCCCAAAACACAAAATCAACCATCTCTCGCCAGGTGTAATTCTTATCAAAGGTAGTGATCTCTACGCTTATGTTGGGATAGTTGGATACGTTCTTAAAGAAGTTTTCTAATTGCTCTTCGCCGGTACATACAAATTGTTTAATGTGTTCCAGTCTTTCAGGTGATAACAGATAATCAGCATCCTGTCCTGTTTTTTCTAGGTGCTCCCTAGCCTGTTGCATTGTTACACCAAGTGGTATAGTTTGAGGTATGCCTTCGAACTTATCAATACAATGGATTCTCCATTCAGGACCTAGAGCCTTAGCAAAGTCGCAAGCGCTTTTGCCTTGGAAGGAGCCCACTTCTACCATTAGTCCGCTTTTAGGCAGCCTGTTAGCAGTCTCGTAGGCAGCTAGTCTGTCATCTTCATACCAGAAGCCGATCATTACTTAGATGCTGCTTTCTTTTTACGAACTGCTTTTTTCTTAGTAACCGGTTTGTTGTATTCTGTAATACCTAAGTCTTTTAGCAAAGGTTCGAAGTCAGGCCAGTCATTTAGAAGTGTTCCGTCTTTAATGTGAGTAAGGACCTTCGCCTCTTCCCAGTGTAGGCCTTCTAAGATTTGTAGCCAGTTCGATTCTTGTTTCCAGGCTGGGAGGTTCTTAAGGTTAGAACCAGGTGTAAAGAATTGTCTAATTCTACGCCACTCCAGTGTCATTGTAGTTTGTCCCATTCCCTCTGGAATGTCCTTGTCAAACTTCACTGTCTCAGGCACACCTTCGGGTATTCCAAAGTCATATTTCTCAGCACCGACGCCCATTCTAAATATAGGAACAATCAATTGATTGCCTGCTCCACACTCTTTGAGCCTTGATACCTTCTCTGCTTTGTCTTTGCCTTTAATAACATAGTCAAAGGCTTCATTAATTTGTCTAAATTTTCTCATGTTGTCTCCATTGTCTAGAAGTCTGTAACGACATCCATCATTCCACGCATTTTATTTTTTATGAAGTAGTTTAATAACTGACTCCTATCTCCGCCTTGTTGAGCTTCGTAACTATTTATAATGCTATCTTTTATCTCCTGTGGCGTTTTGGACAAATCAACTAACAACTGATTGCGATTGAAACCGTGTGCCATTTCAGAGTTGACCACCCATTCTTCAGGCGGCTTAGTTTTCCATTCAGCTAACAGTTTCTTTTTAATGGGACGTTGGCGTGTGCCTGTTACAAAGCAATCATCAGGTGATAGCATATTAGGTACACCGTCTCCTTTGTCGCCTGTAATGATATGTTCCATTAGAACTTGATCTGCTGACTCTTTAATCTTAACCCACTTCTTAAATGCGGGTGCGTACTGTTTGACATTCTTGTACTTCTGCAATTGATTAAAGTCATGGTCACCACTGATAATTAGGAAAGGCTGAGGTTCTATCTCATCAAACAAACCCTGTGGCTCACCCTTAGTCTGCGAATACTCAGCAAGTGTGCCTATAACATCATCAGCCTCAGCACCCTCTACGTCAATACAAGGGTAAGGAAAGAACTCTGATAAGTCGTCTCTGATAGTATTAAGAGCACCAAAGATTGCGGGCCAATCTAGTGGACTGTCATCGCGGCCTTTCTTACGATGTGCTTTGTAATGAGGAAATACATCTCGTCTCCAGTACCTACGGTTGTCCATTGCCAGCACCATCTCACCATACTCTGAACCGAACCTAACCTTATAGGAACGGATTGTATTGATAATCATGTGCCGTAACAATGGCAAGTCTACCTCTATGTTATTAGTATTGCGTCCTCCAATCTCTGCCATGAAATTCGCAATTGCTGTTTGGTTAAAGTCAACTACTATCATGTCAGGATCCTCAACAATACGGAATTAGGTTGTAGCCTTGTACGGACTATCATCTTCTTGCCTCTAATACCTTCATTCATAAACTTATGTAAACCATTAGCCCTAGCTTTCTTAAACATTGCCAACACTTCATCAGGCTTACGCACAGTCTTCTCATAGGAAGAGTCGACATCATAGTTATCTATTGACGTACCCTTAACACCTAAACCACCCGAGAACTCTGACTTGTAAACACCTAGGCGCTTACGTTTAACATCGTAGTACCATACTTCACTAGCTCCGATAATATCTACGGGGTTCTCAGACTTGATATCCAAGTCCTTAAACTCTTGTAAGTACCTTAGACGTTTTACAACCTTAGCTTTATCAGTAGGCTTCTTACGTCTAATGCGTGTTATCTTCTTAGTCTGTTTAATGTTCATAATGAACGATGCTACGTCATTGTACCAAGCAATCAAGTCCTTAGTCGTTGACTTCTTAATGTTAGAATAGCCTTCGACTAGCTGTTCGTCCCAATCGCTACGGTTCTTCATTAAACGAACACGGGTAAGTTCTTCAAACTCGCCTCGCTCTTTGTCTAGTATCTCAAAGAACTCATTAATCTCAGCTTGATTAAGTTTAAACGATTCCAGTGCATTGAGGCTAGGTGTTTTCTTACCATCTAGGACCTGTTGGACACCTAGCTCAACAAACTCTAAAGCGTCAGGTAAGTTCTGCCTAATTTTAACCACCTTAGGCTTAGCTGCAATCTCTTCTTTTATTTCAACTAGTTTCTTAGCTTTCTCAAGTTGCTCTGGCATCCTATCCCGAATGTACTTTTCTACTGTAGCAGGTAAGTACCCAGTCTTTTGCCAGACATAACAACTTTGTCCTGAGGACCTAAAGTTATGGTCGGGGAGTTTATTTAGCTGACGCTGTGTTTCAACGTCCCAGCCTGAGGCATCCTTCATCCATGCTTTGAATGCGGCAATACATTGCTTGTCGCCGATTTCATAGTGAATGAAATACATGGCATCTTTGTATGCCTTGTCTAGTTCATCAGGGTTGGTGCAAGACTG